AAACTCAAGAATTTGTTCTTGAGTAAACTCAATGGCAGTATTTGCTTTTTTTAGATTAGGATTGCCAAGGTATACATTATCAGACATAAGTTATCAGCAGTTCCAGGCTCTTAGTGATTTATTGATTCTGCTATCGGGATCGTTAGCAGTTTTGGAAGAAGTTAGTTTCTTCTTCATACCTTTCATTCTCGCACAGAATGATGCTCTTCTCTTATTACCTACCTTCTTAGAAGGTGCTTTGAGATCGGACCCTGGGTTTTCTCTTTCATAAGACTTACGTCCTTTTTCATTGAGACCACCTTCAGGGTTTTTACCTGCCTTCTTGGTCCATGCTGCTCCCTCTGTCTGAAGCAATGGTTGACCAGGTTCATAATCCGAAACATCATAGTTTCTTACTTTTCCGCCAGGATAAACTTTTTCAATTTGTGCTTGTACTTCTGCTCTGCTTGGTTTAACGACAGATGGGAAGAACATTTGAATAATATACAGTTTACCCCTAAATGTAAGGAAGACTCTTACGATTTGTCCAGTTTTTCTTGGAAGAGTAGTTGCTTCTTTAACCAAACTTGGACAACATTTTTTTCCATGCACTGGACAATCTTTACCTTTTTTGGTATTAGAACATTCACTCTCTTCTTTTTTCACGCAACGGTTGTATGTCTTACCAAAGAGTTTTTGTGTACCTTTCTTCTCATATCCAGGCCAACACTTCTTTGCTTCTTTCATCTCTTCTTCTGCTGTAATGAGATCAGTGAACTCATACTCAGTGGCAATAAAATCACTTCTCCAATTTGAATAATCATATCCTTCTTTCTTGGTCTTATTACCCCAGTTCTTGGCACCTACCTTACGACACTTTACCAGTGCTCCAGACGCATAGGCAGAAGGCCAAACAGAATAGCGAGATTTGACTTTGTGATAGCAAGCATCTTTCTCGCCTTCCTCAATTTGGATTTGATCACCAACCTCTACATTATTTTCTTCAAACCATCCACGATTTACTTCCAGAGCACAGAATACTTTTCCGTTAGAGTAAACTGCAGACTCATCAAATGGTTCTAACTGTTTGATACTTTCGATGATACCATCTTCTCTAATAAAAGCAATATCAAGAGGAATCTTAGTCTCTCTCATGTGAAAAGATTGTTGAGCAACTTCATCAAATACAAAAAGCATTCCACTGTTCTTATCTAAACTCTCACGGAACATCAATCCAAGATTGAAATCTCTGATATTAGTTGGAACCTCAACATGGAGAGGTAAGGTTATAAATTCTTCTTTCATACCTTTTGCCTTTTTTTCATTGTCGATGTTGTGATCTGCACCAGTCATAACACGCTGTTTAAGTGTGGAGACTCCATACTTATCTTGCTTATGGCGAACCATACGCTTATAACGATCAAATTTATCGTTACCTTTTTTATCACGCATTTCCTTTTCCAGAATAGTTTCTTCAGTCTTCACGTTGATTGCCTTTCCTTTACGATCTGGATTTGGATCTTGACGATTCTTACGACGGAATGCTCTCTCATCTTCTTTATCGGAGAGTTCTGCTTTCATTTTGCTGGCACCACACTGAGGTTTTGTGGTTTGTCCTGGTTGTTTTGCACAGGGTTTTCCCGCATACTTTCCACCCAACTGAACCCAGCCAGGCTTGCCATCACTAGACTTACTCTTAGTAAACCAGTCACGCAGAGAAGAATCACCACTCTTGTTCCCCTCCGAGACGGCACCGCCGTTTCCGTTCCCGTTTCCATTCTTTTTAGTTTCACCCTCATCATCAACAGAATGTCCATTCTCCTTACGGAGCATACCAGCAGCATCCACTACCTTAAATCCCTTAGGGATAGGTTTACATTTCTCGTCTGTATAGCAGTAGTAATATCCTGCTTTACACTTGCCGTTCTTAGCCATTCAATTGAGTGGATATTCTTTATTATTTATCAACCGTCAAGTGCCACAGTAAGTCCAAGAGTCATACCAGGCAGTGCTACCCAATTAGTTCCGTCATAGAACTCCATTTTTTTAATTGTTGTATTATAAATCATGGCACCTTCATTAAAAGATGCTGCATCTCTTGTAGCAGTTGTATATTGTGGCATATAAAACGCTGATGATGCATTTAACGTCGATAAAGTAGTAATACCAGTGACATTAATGTTAGTAACATCAAGACCAGACGCATGTAAACTCTGAGAATGGAATTGTATACCTTGAGTGTGTCCTAGAGTAAGAGCTGTACCTACCTGAACAATGTCATTGTTACCGTCAAGAGTTAATGAAGAAGTTCCAACAGTAAGAATGCCAGTGACTCTTGCGTCACCTTGAACTAATAGTGCAGTATTTCCGACACCAATCTGAACTGTACCAATACCAGTACTAAAAGTAGAAATACCAGAAACATTTAATTGAGATACGGAAGCAATTCCACCAATTACACTAGTAGAAACTCCTGATGTTAACGCATAAGTAGCAATTCCTGCTGAAGTTGCATAGGTTGCGGTATCAGCATTACCTGTAAGATCTCCAGTAATATTTCCAACAAAAGAAGTTGCTGTGACTACTCCTACCGCATTAATTCCACCCGATAAAACATCAATACCAGTTCTAGCAGTAATGATTCCAATAGAATCAACATTCTTTACATCGTCGTATGTGACTGTTCCACCAACAGTAATGTTACCATCAATATATTGATCACCCTTAACATAAAGTGCATAATCACTTCTTGCTGTAGTTCCAACTCCAACATTTTTAGTAGTATGAATTCCAGCAGAAGTTACTGCCCAAGTACCTGCAGCCCCAACTGCACCACCAGAACCTAAAGCAGTGCTAGCAATACCAACCCACTTGGAACCATCATAAATCAGAAGTTTGCCTTCACCAGTCGTGCGATCAAAGGTGACATCATCAAGGTCATGAATGACTCCAGCACCACCACCGCCGATGGTAGCAATCTGTTGCTGGATTCTATTGATGAATGTTCTATAATGATTTTGTAACTGGTCAAAGGTTACAAACTTTTGATCCAGAGGAGTTAATGGATCTGCAGAATTATTTGTATCTGGGTCTCCAGGTAAAGTTGGATTATCTTCTACTAAAAGTTTCTTTTCATTTATTTCTGAGATAGTTTCTTCGAGATAGGCAATCTTTTCAACTAACTCTTTATTTTTTTCTTCTAACGTATCTAACTGAAGTCTTTTAAGAACTTCTTGGATTTCTTCCTTTACAGTTTCAATATTTTCATTTTGTTTCTTGATGTGTTGCTCATTGACAACCAGGTTCATTTGAAGACCTTTCATTTGCTCAGAAATATTATTTCTGAATTTTCCTACTTCTGTCTTAAGAGCAGCATGATATGTTTCATTAGAATTAATTAAAACGCTCTGAATTTCTCTAAGATCTTCAGTAACAGTTTCTTCTAAGAAGTTAAATCTCTTGTTATACTTTTCAATCTCATTAGAGTAACTCTCTAGTTTTTCATTATCACTAATCTCTCTTTTTTTAAAGTCTTTGTAAAGATTATTGTATGTCTTGGAGATAGAATCAATCTCTTCTTTATATTCATCAATTACTACCTGAAGTTCTTGTATCTTTTCAGCAGTTTTTTTAGTTACATCTCTAGAAACAAAGTCAACTTTTTCCGATAAAGAGTTTACTTTTGCAAGAACTTCTTCTTCTAATTCTTTTACTTCTTGTTCGGACTTGAGTTTAGTTTCAATTAAAAGATTATTGTACTTAGGTAACTCAGTCTCTGTAAATACCTTTACTTTTGCATTGAGACTTTCAATAGTTTCTTTGTAAGAATCTATCGCGTTATTAATAGTCTCTTCAGTTTTTAATTCAGTCTCCGTAAAAAACTTTCTATATTTAGGAAGTTCTTTTTCTACTAAATTTTTTACTTCCTTGGTATTTTTTCTGAAGTCTTCCTTAACTTCCGAAATAACCTCAGTGTTTAGTTTCTCAACCTCAGATAAAGCAGTTGCAACTTCTTTATTTACATCTGCTCTAATCGTATCTAAGTTTTCTTCTACCTTATCTTTGAACTCTCCAAATCTACCATCAGTTCTAACCTCAGACTCTGAGATTAATTTCTTGTACTTTGGTACATCAATACTCAAAAATCCTTCAACAGAAGTTGACAGACCCTTAAAATCCTCTTTAATCTGATCAACTGTTTCGCCGTTGATAGACGAAATTTTAGATTCAATTTTTGATATTGATTCTTCTACAAAAAGAAGTTGTGCCATCATGGCACTGTCTAAATCTTCTTGTTTGAGTAAACTTTTTATCTCATCCTTGATAGTATCAACTTCACTGGATACGTTCTCTACTTTTTCTAAATTTTCTTTAAAACTATCAAAAGTAGAAGTGAAATCCGATAAAGATTGAATATGATTTAAGTTTGCTTTAAAAACATCAAACGCTTCTGAAACCTGTTCGATCTTTTCTGGAGATGCAGAAATATACTCCTCTTTTACTTCATCAAGAGGAGTTTTCTTAGTATTTCCAAAAAAATCTGAAGGCTTCTTTAATGCCACGTTTAATATATCTCCTGTATTTTATTATTTATTGTCCTCTTTTAACCCATGTTTGAGCATTTTTGCTAGTTCTGCAGTAGATCCGACAAACAATGCATTATTAACGGTTGATGGTCCTTTAGTCTGTTTCTCTTCTTCTACCTCTTTAAGTTTCTTTTGTAAATCCAATAGTTTATCTGTTGCATCAGCAACGTTCTTAATTAACTGACCTGCAACTTCATATGCTCTAGGCATCTCACTTTCTTGAGCGAGTTCTAGAACACCATTTAATGCTTCTTGACCTTTTTCGATTATACTATATAGATTTCCTCTAGTATACTCATAATCTTTTTTTACATCATCAGAATTGGACTTTATAGTATTCAATTCTTTCTTAACCACTTCTGCCTTTACAATGTCATCTGAGACATTAAAAGTTTTATTAAGATCGTCAAAGTTTTTAGTCATCAGATATATCCACCATCAAAACCGAAGTTATCTCCATCTTCAATTAGAGCACTATCTACACCAATTGGACCAAAGGTTGGTGCTGTGGTTTCGGTGTAGTCAATTCCTTTAACATCTGAACCAGCAACGTGTTTCTCTGGTTTTGTATTATCTCTACCTCTATCAACTGTCAGTTTGTTTCCAGTTTTGGATCTTACATATAACTCTTCATCACCAATGAAGATATACTTGTCTGCTTTGATTCCAGTAGCATCGGCAACTTCAATAGTCTTTGCTGTTGCTGTAATGTCTGATGCCAACGTCGTGACAACATTATCAACATAAGACTTGAGT